TATTACAGAACTTCTTTGGTAAGTAACCTGTAATCATTTAGTTCAAACAGTGCTAATATAATAATAATAATTATAATTTAGCATTTTTAAGGGAGTCGAAAGGCTCCCTTTTTTTATGCGTATAAATAGTGGTATAGGAGAACGTAATATGGCAACACTAACGACGAATAAAAACTATTTAAATCCAATAGGATTTAAGCTAGTTATAGATAGTACACGATATGCCAACACAGAGTATTTTTGCACTGCGGTGAATCATCCGGATGTATTCGTTGGTGAAGGCACATTAAACATTCCAGGTCTTAACAGTTTTATACCAGGTGATACGGTAAGTTATGGCACATTAACAGTATCAATTATAATCGACGAAAATATGACTTCATATATTGAAATGGTCGAGTGGCTGAAAAGTGTGGTGCAATCACAAAAATCGGTAACAGAGGATATATCCTTGCAGGTGCTTTCGTCACATAGTAATGTAGTGAAGACTATAAGGTATAAGGATGCATTTCCTACAAACATTGCTCAGTTAGCATTCACTTCACAGTCAGAAGAATACCTAACCTTTGATGTTTCTTTTAGATACTCAGAGTTCCTTTTCGAATAAATTAGAGAAAATTATATAATGAATTTAGATGATGTTTTAAGTGAATGGACAACAGACTCAGAAATTAACGAGATGGCATTAGATGATGCGTCTCGTGATTCCGCTAAGCTGCACTCAAAGTACTTGTCCAAGTACATGACAGCTAAGCTGCATTTAAAAAGCAAAGAGCAATCCCTACAATCTTTACTCAAGTTGAAGTGGCTATACTACAACGGCAAAATGACCGCCGCACAAATTGAAGCCGAAGGTTGGGAATATGATCCGTTCCATGGTATGAAAGTACTGAAGGGAGATATGGATTACTATTATAATGCCGATGAAGATATTCAAAAAGTTACTATGCAAATAGAATATCGCAAAGCATTAGTAGATACATTAAAGGAGATCATGAGTAATATTCAATGGAGACACCAGAATATTGGCAATATGATCAAATGGAGACAATTCGTTAGCGGAGCCTAATATGACATCAGACATAGTTATTAATAATAAGAATTACGTATACATTAACATAGAATGTGATTATAGTATTGCCAATGAATTGGTAGATCATTTTACATTCTTTGTGCCTAACTATAAATTCACTCCAGCATATAAGAATAAAATGTGGGATGGCAAGATCCGTTTATTTAACTCTAGAACAAGAGAGTTGTATGCAGGTCTATATGAGTATGTTCTAGAATTTGCAGCTGCTCGTAGTTACACTGTTGAATGTATTGATTCGGATTATTATGGTCGACCTGATTCATATGAGAATATACCTGTTGATGAGTGTATCGAATACGCACAGAGCTTAAACCTAAGGGCTGGTGTGAATCAAATTGTGGCAAGAGATTATCAGATCGCTGCATTCCAGCACGCATTGGAAAGAAAGAAGGCGCTGTTACTATCACCTACAGCATCAGGTAAATCGTTAATAATATACAAATTATTGCGTTGGTACATAGATAACCGTGATAAGAACATATTAATTATTGTACCTACAACATCTTTGGTAGAACAATTAGCGTCTGATTTCTCTGATTATAATGGTGAATATTATCCTTCACATAAGATATATTCAGGCAAAGAGAAAGAGAAGTTTTCTGAAAGAGTCGTAATAACAACTTGGCAGTCAATATATAAGTTACGTGCAGGATGGTTTGAAGACTTTGGTATGGTTATTGGAGATGAGGCACATCAATTTAAAGCTAAATCACTTACTGCAATCATGACTAAACTCTATAATGCTGAGTATCGTATTGGCACAACGGGTACATTAGATGGCATGGAAACAAATGCGTTGACGCTTCAAGGTTTATTTGGACCTATTAAGCAAGTTACCACTACTAAAAGCTTGATGGATAACGATGATATAGCTAAGCTTGACATTCAAATGCTTATCATGAAGTATGGAGAAGCTGAGTGTAAATCATTTGGTAAGAAGACTTATGCCGAAGAGATGGATTATATTGTTAGACATGAGAAGCGTAATAACTTTATTAAGAATCTTGCGATAGATCAGGATGGTAATACATTAGTTCTATTTCAATATGTGGATAAGCATGGTAAGCCATTACATAAATTAATAGAACAAGCAGCGCATGAGAAGAGAATGATATTCTTTGTATCCGGTGCTACTGGTGTGGATGACCGTGAGGCCATAAGAGAAGTAACCGAGAAACAAAAGAATGCTATTATTGTTGCTTCATATGGTGTATTTTCTACAGGTATAAATATACGTAACATCCATAATATTATATTTGCTTCTCCAAGTAAGAGTCAAATAAGAGTATTACAGAGTGTTGGACGTGGACTGCGTAAGTCAGATGACGGCACAGATACCTTTTTATTCGACGTAACTGATGATTTGCACTTTAAATCTAGAAAGAACTATACACTTAACCATGGTGCAGAGAGAGTTAAAATGTATTCTAAAGAGAAGTTCAAATATCAAATATACGAAGTAAAGCTTTAGCTTTTAAAGTACCACCAATATTGTATTCTACCCCTCAGCAGACTACAGTCTTATTATATCACAGTTAGAGGGATCTGTACACTACTATATGCGTATAGCCGCTATTCATTTCATGAATTGTACAAATGAGGTTAAACGTGATATAATATATTATATAATTAATAAAGAGATTAAATTATGAAACCTAAAGAGAGAGAACATTACGTTAACAATAGGGAATTCTCAGAAGCTGTTGTGGCCTACGTTAAAACCGTTAATGATGCCGAAGCTGCAGAAGAAGATTTTCCTAAGGTAACTGATTATATTGCGTCTTGCTTTATGAAGATTTCAGAGGGACTATCTCATAAATCTAATTTCATTAGGTACTCCTATAGAGATGAGATGGTTATGGATGCAGTTGAAAACTGTCTAAAGGCAATTAAAAATTATAATATTGAAGCTGCTACCAGAACAGGTAAGCCTAATGCCTTTGCATACTTTACACAAATCTCTTGGTTTGCATTCTTACGTCGGATTGCTAAAGAAAAACGTCAGCATGACATTAAATTCAAATACATCGAAATGTCAGGATTTGATGAGTTTGTGACTGCGGACAATAATGGTGATTATGATACAGCATTTATTGAAGAGCTCAGGACTAATTACGATAAAATTAGAGAGAAAGAGACTAATAGTAAAGAGCCTGAACAGTTGCATGTTAAGCATAAAATATTGTCACAGGAGAAGAATCTTGGCAAGTTTATGGAAAAAGAATTAAACGAATAAACGTTGGAGAAGACCATGGCATCACGCAGTCATAAAGATTGGTTATCAGAACCATCAGTTGAGCATATTAGTAGCGAATGTTATAGTAGTCAGGAAATTTACGAAGCAGAAATTAAAGAGATATTTGCTAAAGTTTGGATCCCTATCATTCATAAGAGTGAGATAAAGAATAAGGGTGACTACAGAACATCACAAATTGCGTTTAAAAATATTATTATCATAAATCTTGGTGAGCGCATTGGATGTTATATTAATCCTGGAATTACCGGTGTATCTGGTAATATTTCACATGGTCATACACATTTAGAAGAAGTCATTAAAACTAGTAGGGAACTTCATTCAGAAGTAAAGTACGGCGGTATGGTGTGGACAACACTAAACACAAACCCAACTATGGACGTAGAGCAATGGACAGACGGATCTTTCGACTGTATTGCTACAGCAATTGACACAGAAGAACTAGAGGTATTTCACTATCATAAAGCAATTATTCCAACAAACTATAAGCTATGGCATGATACTAATAGTGAGTTTTACCATGACTATTTGCATTACTTCAATCGCATTACTGGCTTTAACGATGATTACTTTGCCCGTCCTTGTACAGGATTTGATAACGGACATGTAAACGTAGGTAGCTTTGAAGTACAGTATGATAAGTTTGAAGGTGCAGGAGATCGTGGCGCATTAAGTTTTCCTGGCGTTCCTCCTAATCAATGGTATATGGTAGACTTGTTTCCAGGATATAACTTTAATCTTCGAGGCTCTGCATACCGCACAGATAGTATTACACCATTAGGACCAGATAGCGTATTAATTGAGTTCCGTGGATATGGCCTATTAAGTGATTCTGCTGAAGATCGCAAGAAGCGTATAGATCATCATAATACTATATGGGGACCATTCGGACGTAACTTGCACGAAGACTTATTAGCAGTTACAGGTCAAGGTGTAGCAATGGCTCCTGGTACTGAACGAAGGAATATACTGCACGGCAGACATGAAAATAATACTATTCACGACGAAGTTGGTATGCGTCACTTCTATGCAGAATGGGGAAAGTACTTAAACGTAGATCCAGCTAATCCTTTGAAAAAAGAAGCCGTTTATGCGTAAATAGTTGTGTACAAATTGACTGTACTATGTTATAATGGTACATACTATATTGATGAGGTTATAAGTTGAAGATAGCAATCCTTAATGATACACACTGTGGAATTCGCAACTCCTCAGATGTGTTTCTTAAATACCAAGAAACGTTCTATTCGGACGTTTTCTTCCCTTACTGTATCAAACACAATATCAAACAGGTATTACACCTTGGTGATTATTACGATCATCGCAAGTTTGTTAATTTCAAAGCGTTAAACCATAATAGAGAAATCTTCCTTGATCCATTAAAGAAGAATGGCATGATGATGGATATTATTCCTGGCAACCATGACGTCTATTATAAGAACACAAACGAACTAAATTCATTGAAGGAACTCTTAGGGTATTACATTAATAATGTTAATATCGTTATGAAACCGACTGTGATGAAATATGGTTCTTTGCGTATGGCACTTGTTCCATGGATTAACAGTCAAAACTATGTTGAATATACTAAATGGATTAAGTCATGTAAGGCTAAAGTCATTGGTGCTCATCTAGAATTGAATAACTTTGAGATGATGAGAGGTGTAAAGAGTCACACTGGTATGAATGCTAATCTATTCAGCCATTTCGATACCGTGTTATCTGGTCATTATCATACTAAATCATCTACGGATAATATTCATTACCTAGGTTCTCAGATGGAATTCTATTGGAATGACGCAGATGATCCTAAGTACTTCCACATATTAGACACCGAAACTCTTGAACTTACTCCTGTATTGAATCCACATAGAATGTTCCATAAGCTAGAGTGGAATAACGGATGTGATGCAGACCTTAGTGTTATCACTGATAAATTCGTTAAAATCATCGTCTCTGAGAAGAGTGATGCATACCTATTCGATAAGTTTGTAGACGAAGTTAATTCATATAATCCACATGAGTTAAAGATTGCAGAAACATTCGATGAATTCATGGGTGAAAATGTCGATGATGAAAGTGTATCTGTTGAAGATACTTCTACCCTACTCAATGATTATGTTGATGCGGTTGATACTGAATTGAATAAAGATCGTATTAAAGGTATTATAAAAACTTTATATACCGAAGCTTCAAATATGGAAATTACATGATAACGTTTAAGTCTATAGAATACCGCAATTTTCTATCAACTGGTGATACACCTACACTAATTCAATTGGACCGTAGTCCTACGACTCTTATTGTCGGTGCAAATGGTGCAGGTAAGTCTACTATCTTAGATGCAATTTCTTTTGCATTGTTTGGTAAACCACATCGTGATATTAATAAGCCAGCATTGCTTAACTCTATTAATATGAAGAACTGTGAGGTTACGGTTAAGTTCGATATCGGTAATCATAAGTTTGAGATTAAACGTGGTATTAAGCCAGGTATCTTTGAGATATGGCAGAATGGCCATATGATTAATCAGAGCTCAACCACTCGTGACTATCAGAAGTATTTAGAACAGAATATTCTAAAGCTTAACCATAAGTCTTTCCATCAGATTGTAGTATTAGGATCATCTTCCTTTGTACCGTTTATGCAGCTTAAATCTTCGTATCGGCGTGAAGTAATTGAAGACTTGTTAGACATCAATATATTCTCTAAAATGAATGGATTACTTAAAGAGAACTCAGCACGTATTAAGGAAGACTATAAGTCTATCACTCAAGAGATTACTCTTCAGTCCTCAAAGATTGATATGCAGTCAAAGTATATTAAGGATATGGCAAAGGCTTCTGAGAGTATTGCAGAAACTAAACGTGAATCTATCACGAAGTTTAAAGGTGACAAGGCAGGATATACGTCTGAAAAGGATAACCTTAATGAATGGTTGGATGAATTTGATACTATCACAGAGTCAAGCTTAAGCTCTATTTCTGATAGAAAGACTGCTCTAACTATGGATCTGCACACCTTAAATAACGAATTAAAGGTTCTAATGACTGAATCTAAGTTCTATTCATCGAACGATGAGTGCCCTTCTTGTACACAGATAATAGATGAATCATTGCGTAAGTCTAAAATATCTGATATTAGTAACAACGCTAAATCAAGGATAACCACTAAGAATACACTTGAGACTGAATTCAGTGAGGTATTGAATACCATTGAAACTATTAGCGATAAGCTAAAAAAGAAGCGTGACATAAAGA